GGAAAGGAGGAGACCCTTTACTCTATTTAAATGTTCAAAGCCATCTGCACTAGTAGTTGTAGGTGCGGCTCCGGATTGGTCTATAGGTATTCCTCGATGGGTGGTACGTATAGCGTTCGGCTGAGTCGCAGTGTTCAACTGCATAACAGGAGTTCGTTGTTGCTCCATCGCTTGGTTTAAATTCAAGCCTTGAACGCTAGGATCGGCAGGAGGAACATTCTGTAAGGCCGCTAGATGTTCTGGACTTCCCGTACCATATGTATCTGCCGCTAATTTCGCATCCATTCTAGTTTGACCACCTGTTTGTGACATTCCAGGAGACGATTGATAAGCAGGGAAAATAGCATCCATGGTACTTGCATATGGGGCAATACCCTTGGCTCCTTCGCTAAAGATTAAACCAGCTCCTCGTGGTCCAAATATACCTTGTGCTAATGGGTTTTCGGGTCCAGAAGCAAATAAATTACTTGCTGCCTCGTAAGGAGCTAACGCACCTTTTTTCAATCCTGTCCAGAAACCTTCCATACCTGATTGGGCTGGTGCTTGAGCCAATCCTCGAATACCACTACCTAATGCTTGTGCACCATAGGAGAAAGCCGCACTTTTCAGGGCATCTCCCCAGTCACCTCCTTGTACCTTGGTTAAAAGAGCCGAGGCTATCGGTCCACCAATGCCTGGAGCAATCATATTTCCTATTATAGGAACGACAATAGGAGCTACTTTCTTAAATACTTTTCTAACAGCTCTAAAAATCTTTTTAAAGAAGAACTCCGGTTGACCCGTTAAAGGATTAATAGAGTTCAACGCATTACCAACCACATAACGATTAGGGTCTTTTATACCCATTAATTGCATTTGTCGGAACAAGTCTGCTTTTAATTGTGGATTAGCTTGTAATATTTCTGCTGGTACTACTGTTTCTCCATGCGCCGCATGAACCATATAGTCATCGCCATAACGTCCTAAAGACCCTAGACCACTAGCAATAGCTTCTAAAGACGGTTCTCCATCATATTTTGGTCCTTGTTGTGTGTTCATTATGAAATCTCCAAAACACTTGCGAAGGCATTAATAACTCCTCCGGTAGCACAGTTCAATTGAAGCGTATCACTTTCCTCAAGAACAAAAGGACCTGTGAGTGACGATTCGCCAGCAGCACTCATTGTTTCTTTTTGTACTGTGACGGTAGTACTAGCGGAAGTATCGGTTATTTTCACAATTACATCAACAGTACCACTGTGATTATTATACAGATTTATGTTTTTGACAATACCTGTTGTAGCAGTAGGGGCCGTATATATTGTGGTATCTGATGTGCCAGAAGGAGTTGTAGCTATATTTTTAAACGCATTTGCCATGTTATTCCATAAACCATGTTACAGAACGTGCTTCATCCTGCCCTTCCACCACTTCTGGCATTTCTATAGAAGTCAATGCCATTTCTATATCTCTTAGAATTCTTTGCCATGTAACAGAGTCATAGTCTACAGGAGCATCTGCAAAACTATGTTGTAGAAGTTTTGCCATTATACTTTCCTTTTTCCATTTTTGTAACGATCTGGCTTAATTGTTGTGCCGCCCTTTATTACCGCTCCGTCCATAGGACATCCGTTCATACCGCCTTTGTTAAACCGTTTTACAAAGCTTCCAGAAATACTTGTGTCATCTCCGGTATGAGTGGCATTAACGTTCCAGTTTTCTCCTGTCGCCGTTATACCTATACCAGCTCCTCCGGCTCCTTCTGTGTCTTGCACATTAAGGTATACTCTTTTATTCTCATCAACATAAACCTCTTGTTCAACAAGGGCGGAAGCATCGCCTTTTCCCCAGAAAGGTTTGTTTATTTGTGCCCATGTAGAATCATCTTGCACGGTAGCTGTAACATCTCTGTCTGTCAGGTTAAGATTTCCTCCTGGAATTGGAACATTTACTCCGCCACTTTCATAATCTCTTTTCCATTTCTTATAAACTTTAGGCTCATTAATCTTTAAATACGTTTCTTGTTTTTTTGATTTAAAAGGCATTAGCGTCTCCCATCTGGCCTTACATCTAAGCGTAAATCACCTAAAGTCCAGGCCACATCTGTTGTTGTGCTTTGCACACGGATAACTGCTTGGCGTGAACGAGCTCGTAAAAAGTTTTGATCGGTAGTAGATGTTACTGCATTTGTCGAATTGGTAGATAAAGAGCTTCCAGGATAATTCCTTGTTTTTACTACATAATCCACACTCGCATCGGTGCCGGTTAAATCCACATCAGGGATCAACCTATTAATAAACATAAACTCATTCCCATCGCCTAAGTCAAAATCAGCCGATTGGATATAAGACGACATAGCTTCTCCATCGGCATCGGTTCCTGTTTCCTGAATATAAATATATTCATTACCGCTAGCAGATCCTGCGGCTCTTGGATTATCATGAATGCCATAATCCACCCAAGCAGTTCGCACCATGGTTCCTATATCCCAGGTTACTTCGGTATAATTAAACTTTACATAACGATCAATTTCGGTTGATCCAGAAGAAACATAGAACCAGAACACTTCATCAAACATACGATTGGAAGCGGCAAAAAACTTAAAGCTTTGGTTAAGGTTGATATCGTCAAAGACATATCGTAGAACTGTGCAGGGAATAACTTCGACACGACCCGTATACGCATAAAAATTTTCTCTATCCATCCAAAACACCCTGTCTCCCACGGTTACTACTGCATTTGGGCCAACAATGGATAGGTTGTTAGCAAGTAGAGAAAAGCCAAATGTTAAAGGAGGACCAACAAATCGCATAGCGTATAAAGTAGCATCCGTCCAAATCAGCATTTCCTGACGAGTTTTTTGTGCCGCAATGATCTCGGAACCAGAAGATATACGCTGCGAACCCGCAGTATTGGTAACAGTTGGTGTCCAATCAAAAGGGGCTTCTTGGGAAGACCATCGTATTAATAATAAATCCTGGGTTGTTTCTCCTTGTGCATTGCATCCGAAAGCCACAACATGTCTATCCGCACCAGAAATCATAATACGCCGGGCTATAGTAGGGCAATCAGAAGCTCCTGTTTGCGAAGCTAAAGTGGTTCCTCGAGAAGTCGTTCCTAACGTTTTATCCCAATAATAGGGCGTTCCATCATACACATTGAAGAACAAATCTTCTCCCCAATTATCCTGTGCCCATAAACGAATGTTTTGACCGGTAGAGGCTGTAGTAGTCGCGGCACTTCCCCATCCTACAAACTCATTGGCTTCTTTAACAACTGCCCCTCCGGAATGAGCAACATTCGTTGTCCCACGAGCCGATCGTACTACACCAGCATCTAGGGTGTTGGATGTCTTTCCCGTATAAAGAATAAGTTCATTATCTATATTAATAAGACCAACAAAAGTTACTGTATCACCATTAGTATGGCCAGCAATTGTAGAACCGTCAGAATTTCTTGTGAGATCCGATAAGGTGTTGGAAGTTTTGGTTCCATAGCGTATATACTCACTATTAATTTTTATGGTGCCTTTATCAGGAAAACCTGTAGCACTTGTTAAAACAATAGAAGAACTAAAAACTGTAATGGTTCCGTTAAGAGTTGTGGAAGCGGTTTCAAAATCAGTTGCACTGGTTAAAGGAATAGAAGTAGCCGAATCACTAATACCAGAGGCTAAAGTCGTAGCAGAATAACTTGCTACCACGCCTCCCCAGAAACCTGCCCCAAATCCAGAACCAGCAACCACAGTGTTTAAACCTGTGTTAATTTGGTATTCGGCCAAGATAGAAGAACCTCCTCCAGCTGTTGAGCCAGAACTAGCAGTTCCTCCTGTGTTTACCTTATAGGAATTAGCATCAATAACCTGGGTAATTTGTTGCTCTTTATTAAGATCGGCTGTTGTTAAACCGTCAAAAGCGGTTGCTGCACTATATGTCACAAAATCATTAACAACCGCTCCATGACCCACATCTGTTACTGTGATAATACCTGAACCAGCATCTCCGGACGTAAAAGGATTTGTTCCTAACGTAACCGTCTTACGAACAGGAGTTATATCATTATACGCTCCGCCTTCTTCAATATAGAACTTATATTCCGTTCCTAAACCCATGTATTTAGAATTATCTAATGTTGCCCATACATGGAGAGAACGACCTGTTCCTTCAAAAGCAGTACTACTTAAACGAGACCAACCACCCATCTTTTCTGGGCGACCCTTACGAAATCGAATAAGATCAGAATCATACCACCCATTTTCGGCTCCATAAGAAGTGGTCTCACGATTTACACCAGGTTTAAATACAATCTTAGCGAGAGGCACTTTTATCTCCTGTATTGTTTTACACTACTATCCGAAGTCCATCGCTCTACTCTTGCCACCACATCTATAGACCCATCTCCTTTATAAGTGTGTTTATGTAATGCTATAAACGCATTCATATCACTTGCTCCATCTATAGCATCGCAGATTGCTTTATGATCAGTACGAATTGCTGCCATATAGGTAAGTACATCAGAAGGTATGGCAGTATCGGCAGTTACTTTTCGTTGTACTAACCAACCAAAACTTTTTAATAAACTAGCCGCATCAGTAGTCGCTTTATTTTTAGCTTGTGTTTTTAAGCCGTGATTAATTACTTGATTTCCGTCATCATCTTTTATTTTATTACCTTCGCTATCAACAGCATCTTCATCGGCTAGTTTTCTATCCGCAGCTTTTTCTATGGTTTCTACTACTTTATTTCCACTCACAGCATAGGTAGGGTTTTTAGATGTGTAAAAACGTTCATCTAATTTATCAGCTAAAGTTACCTCATATATCCCCACTTGTGTCCGTCTATCAGACTCTGACATAGACTGTAAGTGTTTTTTGTCATAGTTCTTATTAGAAACTGTTAGTTTTGTAGGGAAATGAATAAAAACCCTTTTAACTGTTCCGCTTTCTACTAATGCCCACATATCATTAACTCCTTTTTATTAAAATCCTAAACTATACTTAAATGGGTTGGCCCCCCAAGCACAAAAAATATAATCATTACCATCACCATTGATTCCTGCATTTGAAGAACGTATTTTAAATCCATTTGATAACATATCTATCTTATCATTAGAACCTGAAAATTCCGCTTGATCATCATCCCAAGTTAATATTTTATCTGTTACATTATAAGTATTTCTAGCATTATCATGTGCTAACCATGAACTACTACCATCAACTCTTTTAGTAGTTACTAATGCTGGTCTAAACCCACAATACACGAACGTCCCATCGGTAGAACCGTTTCCGATATACGCTCCAAATTTAGAAAACCCTTCTGTCCCTACAAAAGCATAGGTTAAAAAATCTTCACTTTGATTCATCCATGTTCCAGATGTGCATCCTATGGTAGTAGTATTTATTTCACTTACATCCCATAAACCACCACTGCCTGTATCATACTCACTGTTAGCATCTAAATATAATCTTCCTTGGTCAACAGGAGCAGCACCATCATTCATTAAATGCTGATAAACGGTACGAGATTGAGTAGCTTCTAATCGCCAATTTACAATAAATTCTGGGGCTACTCCTAAACCATGCCCATAAGTTATTGCACCACTTCCAGTTCCAGTATATTTAATTATAGAAAACCCTCTAGTTGCGTCAACTTGAACCGTAGAGTTTATAGAACCATCTTCATTAGTGCTTGTCGTACCTCCATTAACTTTCCAATTCCAACTTACATATTTCTCAGTATTTGTATTAACTTTAACATCTGCTCCTACAGTAAACCCATCAGAAGTAAAAGATTTTAAAGTATCTGCATCTGTGGTTTCTGCCGCGTCTGTATCAGATGTTATAAGTTTAGTAACCCCCCTTGTCGAGTCGAATAAACAAAAATCATCAGCCGCGTCTCTATTTTTTATCCAAGTTAAGTCAGGTTGAAACTCTAATCCTGTAATAGCAAGTGTGGTTGCTCCATCTCCTGTATATATTTTTGGAACAAAATACTTAGCAGGACCTTCTGCACTTGCTGGATCTGCTGCTGGTGTAGAAAGGTTGGCAGCACAAATCGCTAAATAATCGGTGGGAGGAGCATATTTGAAGTTCCCATATCCGTTAGCATCGGTTCCTGAACCTGCGGCGATCGCACCCCCAAAAGTTGAATCCTGCCCAAAATTGTAATAAGCATCTGAACCTGCTTGTTCTCCGCCACTCGGAGCATATACTCCTCCATCTAAATTAGAAAATACTTCTACTGTTCCAGAACTAGCAGAAGAAGTTGAAGCACTACTTGGGTCTAAGGCCGCATTTTTAGAGAAATATAATTTTCCTGTTGATAAATCTAGTCCCACACACCAAATATCTCCTGCTGATTGAGACGCTCCTGTATATTCAACCGAAGAAGCACTACCATTATTGTAAAACTGAATTTTACTATAAACCCCATTATTATTTGATGACCATGTGCCTGCTGTTCCGCCTGGATATTTACTGCCATACTCAGTGCAGTTCTGTTCTTGAGTAACATCTATCCATCCAAATCTATTTCCATTATTTGCCGCAGTAACTACTCTGTATTCATAATAATATTTATTAGTTCCTGAAACCGCCATTGTTCCTACATAATTAGAATAATAACTTCCTTGATCTTCTGTTTCTAAACTA